AACACGCTGTGACTGGAGTTCAGACGTGTGCTCTTCCGATCTAAACGGGCTGCCTGTTGTTCCAGAGTTATACCAAACTTCAATAGATTTCGTCCCAAATAACCATAATTCATTATTTGTTTTCCTTATTGCCAAAAGCCTATCCGGTGCGCCCTCTGCCGTGTAATAATCAAGAGCACTCCAAGACAAACCATCGTATAGCCCGCTGAAATAAAACTCTCCGGTATCTGGCTTATTACATATGAAATATCCGTCCTTAAACTCTACCTGATTACCGTTAGGAAACCCATCTGCTGTGATTCTGGTTATTTCATTTGTCGCAAGGGTAATAACCCATCCAGCTAGACCGTCAACGATAATTAATTGAGTCCCATTATCTGCAATAGAAACCGTACCAGACGTAGAAAACAACTTACCAAGAAGCGTAAATCTGCCTGATGCTTCCACCTCATAAATTCCGCTTCCGTGGATTGCGAAAAGCCTGCCGGAAGATGTCGTATACATATCCCTTACAGAACCAAGCCCGTCAAGCGTTCTGGAAACATAAGAATCATACTGCAATACAACCTGAGTCCCGTCACCAACTCCGCCAACAGCGGATGGCTCAATCAAAAGTGAAAAGTGCTTTAGGCCAGGCGTTCCGATTAAAGCCTTGACGTTTTTACTGTCAACAGTATTTATTTCAGGATAGAGATTGATACACTCTTGGGCATCAATAGAAGCAGAGCGGCTTTTGTAGCTTCCACCGATGAAAGGTATTGCCATTCTACCCATTATTACCAACCCGAATAAATATTAAAGCGCCCGCCATTCCCGCTTAGTGCCGGATCTGGCTGCATGTATTTCGGTTCGTAGTTTATCACCTTGATATCATTCAAATATCTCTGTGAATACTCTCTCACATGAGCAACAACAGACTGGGGGGATCCGTATTGTGGAATCAATAGCTCTGCCAAGCCATACCGTATCGCCATCTCATACCCAGGCGGGAAAGCTACGCTATCAGTAAGCGCGGTAAACGCTGTCAGTGTTTGCCACTGGGATACAAACGCCTTCAATGCGCCACTAGGCACAGGATAAAGGGTTATCGTTCCGTACGGGAATGTTGGAGTATAGAGAAAATGAGTAGGATACGTGGTAGCAATTCCCTTCAAAACCAAATCCTGATATCTGTCGTTCGTAATCGGGCTTAGTTTATAGCTCACCGTCGCAGTATCGGAATCCTTCACATACATTGATGTAATTTTAACCGGCCTATCCGCAGACCACGTTTGACCTGTTCCAATTGTGTAGCTTGCTGTATTTGCGCTTATCGTGTATCCGCTGGAATTGGTTACAATTTTATACAGGTTAAAACTCTGAGTGCTCCAATTATCAATCATCATGTTAAGAACAGCCATAGCCTCATTCGCTTCTGCCGTGTTCAGCGAATCCCCAACAGCATTAATATTCAGCAAACGAAAACTTGATTTTATCAGTTCTAATACTGTCATATTTCACCTTTGGCTAACTAATGCTTGTTTCAATCGCTCCCCACAATTTGCGATTCTCTGCGCCTTTGCTTCTGAAAATTCGTCTCTCGGTTTCGTATCCGGCTTTGGCAGGTTCCTTAAATACTGATCAAAATTTCCGGTAAACTTTTCAAACCCAATGTGCGTAAACGATATGCGGGGCTCAATCCAAATACTACCGCCAGCAGCGCGGTATCTCATACAAAAGCAATTATCTTCTCCATACCACGTTCTATCGCCAGAAGCAAGGAAAGCCATGCCGCCATCAAACCACCCATCTGTACCCTTGCTGTCTCTTAGGCTTGATTCGTACCATCCCGAAAGCCGCGTAAATACCGCCCGGCGCAATCTCATAAATCCAGCAGGAACAGAAGTAGCCATTATCAACCCGGTTTCATAATCCACCATTGGCGTGCCATCTGGCATTTGATGGTACTGACAAGGAAAGCCATCAACCAGACTACTTCGATACGGATAAACACCCGCAACGAAATCAACATCATGCTTCAAAATCTGCACCATTGCGTTATCATCGAAGGCAACATCTGAATCAACAAATATCATATCCGTGTAATCATACTGCATGAAAAGCCGGGAACACCAATTACGCGCCCGGCTGATATAACAGTCACCAGAATGAAAGTATGGAGTTATCTTTATTCCAGAATCACGACAGATAGCAATGTTTCTCATTATTGATTCAGCACATGCACAATGGATTTTACCATCGCCTGCCGTCACAACAAGAAAAACATGCTTAGGCTTGCTGTTATCCGTTTTCTGTATTGTCAATTCCATAAAAATGGCCGGAGTGGTGGGGTTGCCACCACAACCGGCGAACCGCATTTAATTAAGCGGTAAGGCCAAGAGTTTTCAGCTTGGCATCAATGAACACAACCGCCGCGATAAGCGTGGTGGTGTCTGTCGGAGCGGCAGTGATAGCGGCCTGTTGCACAACCGGAGCCGCGCCATAAAAGCCGATTTTGTCTGTCGCTGCGCTTCCAACGCGCATACCGTCAGTCTGTTTCACGCCGATATCCTGATACTGTGTTACTGCTCCCATAATTACCTTCCTTAAAAATTGTTCTGTTGTTGTGAGGCGGTATTTCTACCGCCCCGTTTAATCTCGTCAATTGTCAATTAAGCACCCACGCCAACGAGCCTGCAAGACCATTCCGGCCGCAGTTCAGTGACACCGAAATAGATGTCCATACGCGAAAGCATACGGGCGTTCACGATGTCATAACCACGTACAAACCGAATCGTCAAGCCGTCTGCGCTTGCAGTTGCAGCCATGTCCATTCCACCCGGAACGATTAACGGAGCGCTCGCAAAGGCAAAAGCCTTCTTGTGCATGATGATATCGTTCGCATAGGTGTATGAAGCTGTGCCAGATCCACCAGCGGTGATACTCACAAGTGCGCCACCAGGGAAAGCCGACACGTTCTGCTTTGCGCTGGATGACAGATAAATGGCTGGGCTGATGTCCAACCCGGCTGTGATTGCGCCGTTGGATTCGCTCACAGCATCAGTCGTTACAGTGAATTGCTTGAGATTCGGCAGCGTCTGCTTTGTCTCAGGGTTCACATCGTAGCAACCGACAACCGTGAACACATCTCCGACTTTCCATGTCAGGGCATTTCCAGCATTGGTAATGGTAAGATTGCTCGTACCATTGACCGTAACAGCACCAGCAGTCGGGGTGGTATTGGTTCGTGTGCCGTTGGTATGCGCCGTCAATACCTGGCTCATGTACCACTTCATCCCAAGCGCATTACTCATCTGCCCGTCGTTGAACATGGCAGAGATTGCGCCCTGAGGATTGAACTGAAGGGGAGTGAAACCACCAACGAGAGCGGCCTCTGTTGCGGGGTTGATGATTGCAGCGATTTCCCCGTCAATCGGTACGAGGTGTTCTTTCAGCTTCTGTGCAGCCGCAAGAACGATTGCCGCAGTATTCGGAGTTGTACCCAACGTTCCGGCCTGTTGGTATGTCCGGTTAAGGATATACGCGCCAGCAACCTTGTCAACTTCTGCCGCCATGCGCTTTGCCGCGGGGGCAATGTACCGCTCGGAGAAATCATCGATATCAGTGGACAGTGAAGCATCCGGGAAATTCAGGTCAACACCGCGCACCGTGTCAATGGTCAACGATGCATACGTTTCTGTCAAATCCTGCTGCGCCATCGGCCAGCTTGACCGGACTGCAAACTGATTCGGCTTGCGAATCTGGAGTGTCGGGCCTATTTTCTGCCCATCGAAACCTGACTGCGTTCCGAAATTCGGTTCATACTGCCTGTCCATGTTTTTCACGATTACACAATTTGAGTGTAATACGTCCAGGAATCGACGGGTTAGCATCGTTCCGGTGATTATTGTCTGAGACATAGGTTATCCTTTACGTTGTTTGTTGTTTCATTCGAGCTTTATGCCCGAACTTAGCCATCCACTCTCTGTCGGACAGCTTATCTTCAGGCACATCAACGACAGAACTCCCGCCGTTTACCGGCTTTATAGGAGGCTTTGCCGATGATACCTGTTTCCTCGCTCCTGTTAAACGCGCTTCGATGATTCCGATTTCCCGCGCCGCCGCCATTGGAGGAAGATTGGCTATCCTCGAAAGCTCATCAGGATTCTTGCACAGGTCGTACATGATTGCCGGGCCATTTGCGCTCGTTGTGATTGCGCTTGTAATAGCATCCGGTACAGGGATATCATCAGCCTGTTTAAGCACCTCAAAAAAGTCTGCGTGTTCTTTCTGAAATGTGCCAACATTCTGCTCCCATCCTGCGCTTGATTGTACCTGATTCACTCTCGCCTGTAGCTTCGCCTCAATCTTTGGCAGCACTTGCGCCAATTTGAAATCGGTTATCGCTTCGACAAATTCATCGTCGGTGTTAAACTGTTCCCGTGTTGGCCTTACTGGTTGCTCGCTTGGTGAGCCTTTTTTCTCAAGCATATTCTTGTAAACTTCAGCTTCGGCCTCTGCTTTAAACGCCCGGCGCATGAACTCGGTCATCCTGCGCGTACTGTGGTTTTCTTTCTTTTTTTCTGCCTCAACCTTTTCGGCAGCAATCTGCTCTGGTGTTTTCTCAGGCAGATTTTCTTCAACTGGCTTCTCTGCCGATTGTTCGACAGGTTTTTCTTCGACTACTACTTGTTCTTCATTGCTCTCAGCCATTGGATTACTCCGTGCTGGATGTCTCTGGGTTCTCCCCAGGTGGAGGGTTATCGGCAGCTATTTCGGCCATGTGGTCGTCATGAGCGTGCTCAATAGCCGTTTTATTGATATCGTGAGTTACGGTCATTTTTGTCGTGAGTAATTTTACCTGTGCGTTTAATTCAGCTATTTGCAATTTTACCTGTTCAGAGAAAGATTTATCAGCAGCAGTCTTTTCAGCCTTTTCCAAATCAGCCTGCATCTGCTGGATTACTTGGTCTAACTGCTGGACTGTTTGAGTAAGTTGCGCGTTCTGCTGCTGTAATACCTGTGGATTTTGGCCGTTCTTATCATCAAGCATTCCCGGAGGTACACGCTTTTGTAGGCGCTCAATTACCTCTGTGGAAGCATCGATGTTTTTGGCAATCAAATCACCGACAGCCGGGGAAAGCGTCGGGTCTTGCTGGCACATCTTTATCAGGATATCTGCGTTCTCCTGTCGCTTGCTCATGTAGGTGGAACCAACGTCAACAACCACATCGTATTCCCCAACATCAAGAGAACCAACGCGCTTTTTTCCGTCTGCGTCCATGCCCTCTTGTTGCGCATTCACGACAACGACAGATTCCTTCATGTCATAGCCCAATATCTCAACCTCGCGCTCAGTGTCGTAATAGTGAGGTATCCAGCCAACGATGATTCGTGCCAAGTGACGCGCTGATTTGTCCTTGTTGTCGAAGAAATGGAAATTTGATGTGTCGCTTTCCATATTTCGAACCTTGATTGCCACGCCGCTGTTCTCATTTGAGCGATTACCCAAACTGGCATCAAATACGCCGGTTGTTGCTTTAATAGCGTCAATTTGCTGCATGTGGAGGGTTTCAAGCGCGGTTGATAGTTGAAGCGGCTGTGAGCGCTGCGGAGCAGGTAGAATCTGGCCGGCCTTATCAATTGCCTTATACTGCAAAACAGGTACATTGCTATTGTTGCTCTCCTGCCAATCCTTTTCAAAACCTTCCAGTTGACCAAACGCGGCAACCCACGGAGCTTTCGGAGCAAGCGAAACAGATTCAACCTGGCATGACTTTGTATAATTCAACATCCGCTGTGGGTCTTTCGCCCAACGAATAGCGGATACATATTGCTTCTTGCCCTCAATGTTGATTTCTTCACCAATTATCGGAACAACAGGGATCCACTTGCCCGGTATGTCTTTCCTGTCCAGAACCTCACCAGCACAGAGCTTGCACCATTTGATTTGTCTCTCCACAACCTCACGTGATTCTATCTGGGTAAAGCCTTCTGCCACTTCCTCAACGATAAACTCATTGCCCTCTACATCAGAAACCTTGTACAGCGTCTTGGTAGTTTCTTCCACGTAGAAATATTCCGCAACCCGAACCTGCTTTTCGGTGAACCACTTACCAGAGCCGGGATACTCTGCATTCCATTTTTTTATGCTGACATTCGGATACTGCGCCTCAAACGCCTTTTTCTCAATATCAACAAAAATGAAGCAATAAGGCGCATCGCTGAAATCAATTTCATGGCACAGATGTAAAGGCCACATCACAGACAGCGCGTTATCAATCCGCTTGATTTTAATTACTTGGTCAAAGCTGGAATCGTCTTTGTACTCAGAAACCACCCGCAATTCGCCCAATCCACAACGTACGGCGCTTTCAAAAGCCGTATCAAACGCCGTTTCGCTGTCAGAATTGTATTGGATGTGCCGAAGCATCCCGGTATACACATCTGATATCTGGGGTCTGGCGCCGCCCCCAGCTGGCTTTGTACGCAGTTGTGTGCGGTTCTGGCGCTGGTCGTTGCATATCTGGTGTATCGTGGCTGCTAGGCGGTTCTCTGTGATGCAAGGCCGCTCTTTGCCCGGTTGCTGGCGCGCTTTAAGTAGCGGTTCAGGCCATTGGTCACCAGCGGCAAACTTCAGGTCATCGACAGCCATGCGGTATATCTCGTTGCTGGCTTCTTCGCACTCTGCGAAGCGCTCAACCGCTGTTTTTATCAGCTCCCTGTCTGCCTTGCTTGCTGTTGCCATACTACTCCAAAACAAAAAAGGCCGCATCTGGATAAACACCAGACACGGCCTCGTAAGAGTTACCGAATGGACTATTTTAATGAGCTATATGTACTGACTGACCTTCACCTTTGCCACGTTTCCGCTTCCGTCCAGCATGAGCGTGATTTCGCCTTTTCGCTTTTCCTGTTTCCATTTTCGTAGCTCCTCGAAAGCGCGTTCTGTTTTATCTACATCCCGCATTTCTTTCGCAGCATCCATACAATTTCCTTATGCGCTCTGCGCCTGCGCCCGTGGTTCTTTATCATGCACGTTTTGGCCGTTGCTATCTCGTTAATCTTTTGAATGTCGGTTTTCATATGTTTTTATACTTTTCTACGTACCGAAAATCAATCCTTCGCAAAAACATGGCTCTCAATATGTCATAGGTATTAATTTCTCTGCCGTACACGTTGTCAACAAAAACCGTCTCTACGCAATCTGCGCCTTTTGGTATTTCTGGTTTAAGAAACATTATCTTTTTATTTTTCTTGTTTTTGTTCAACTTTCTTGCTATTGCTCTTATGTATTTATCTAAGTCTCTGCCAGAATAATCAAAGCCTATGGTCTTAATGTTACCGCACTTTATCTCTACGCTCCCCACAACCCCTTGGCCAATCGGCTCTATTCTCCTTT